ACAATTAGATACAAACAGTCTAAAAGATTCCCGATGGTCGAGTACTCTGCCTACCTCCTCTCCTATACACCTCCCTCCCAGAGGCTATCAATCGCATAAAAATGGTCGAAAAAAGTATCGACCCCTTCCATGTTCTTATCGTATTATCTATCGGTGTGATAGTTAATTTCTTTGTTTTTAACAAAATGATACAAAGTTAAGTTTTATCAGGATATATAAAACAATGGCAGTACGAGATTCAAAAGGAAGAATAATATATAAACCTAAGAAAGGCGAGCCTAGCCGTTTTCCAAAGGGAGTATCTGGCAATCTTAATGGCAGAACAAAAGGAAGTCTGAACCGTTATTCTATTGTAGATCTTTTCAAGGCCATTAATAAGATTGAAAATGCTAAGAGCAAATCAGGTAAGAAAATTAGAAAGAAGATACTTGATACTTTTGTAATGCAAGCCTACGATAATCCCGCTTTAATGACCTCTTTAATGAAGAAGTTGTTGCCTGATTTAAAATCAGTTGAAAGCCTTGTAACTTCCTTTGAGACTTCAATGTCTGATGAGATGGCCGAAGAGATACAGAAAAAATTAAAAGAACGCTACTCTAGTAAGGAATAATAAAATGGCATTAGCAGATAAAATAACATTGTTGAGTCAGGAACTTGGTCAACGACAGAAAGCACAACATGCAAGAGCATTGTTGCAAAACCTTCGCAGTGTTGTTATTGAAACTAACACAGGGATTCAAGCAGTAGTGGACAGTGGCTCGTTTGATACTATTGATACTGAGATTAAACAAGCTCTTATTGCTGCTTGGAATGTATCCAAAGATGCACAGACTGCTTTTGAAAATGCTGCGATAACTGAGTTGCTTGATTGGAGGTCATAATGAAACAAAGACAAGGCAAGCTTGGTAAATACAAAGAAGGAGCCAAGAATGAGAAGATGGTCGATTTGATTATAACGCTCTGTGTGAAATGTGGTCAGAGGCTTAACTACAACATAGAGAACAGTTGTCCGTATTGCGGGTCAATCTCTATTACCTGTGAAAATTGTGGAGACGTAACTTTCTCGTTTGGAGAATAATAGATGGCTGCTCCAACACTTACAATAAATGCCAGTGGTCAACTTGAAATAGCAGACGGTACTTCTGGAGACCCAGTTACTTGGAACGATGTATGGGACTGGGATGATGGAGGCGGTTCTTCCGGTGGCGACGGTGATGTTCCTATAGATGGTGGTGGCACAGCTAAAGTTAGTGCATACATGACCGAACATGTTGCTGATGCAATGTATGAAATACTTGATGATGTTACTTTCGGTGATGGCAGTGCATCGTCTTATTTTGTAACCAAGAACGAAATGATATACGTCGATGACAATATAGATGCTACAATTAAATCAGAAGCTACATTTCAAATGGGTGAATTACAGGGTGATGGTGGCATTAATGGTTCATTTATATCTACATATTCGAGTGGTAATTGGTATATAATAGTCGAAGGTCAAACAACAGCCGTGTTCAAAATGTATGCTTCTATGATGAAGAGGAGAAGTGGTAATTTTACCGTGCTTCGTGATGGTACTATAGATATCCGTGATTCTATTTATTGTAGTATTTATGAAGGTAGTAATAACTATTGTGTTATTTTATTTGCTGATACTGTTGATAATTTAATCCTTAAACGGTTCTATATCAATAATGGAGGAATATATTATTCGGTGACACCAGATACTGCTGTTAGAATACACAGTCATTATACTCTGTTTGGAATAGAGGCTTACAGAGATGTGATTATTGAAAATGCTAATGTAACAAGCTTCGGAACAAATGATATTTATGTACACGGGAATAAGACAGTAATATTAAAAGACCCTGCTTATCATATAACGACGCCGCATTTAAATACAGCTGGTGATATTCTGACAGAACAATACCCCTGCAACATTCATTGCACAGATAAAGATGGTGGTAACCTTGAAGATGTTGATGTTGATTGTGAATATGCTCATCTTGTACTTGGCACTGATTCTAAACTTTATAAATGTATCGCTATTTTTACAGCAGAAGATGGAACTTACAGACCTATAACAGGAGGCAGTTGGGAAGATAAATGGGAACTATACAGTAATGATGGCGACAAAGGTGGTTCTTGGAGAGAAGATAGTTTTACTTTTAGATCGGGTTCAGAAGAATTTGCAACCGCTCCTACACGTGGTACTGGTGATATAACTGAACAGACAATTGATTATAAAAAATGGGTAGGAACTTCAGAATTATTAGAAGCACGGATACACAAATTTACATTTAGTCATGCAGATTACCCTGATTTTGTAATGAATGGTATAATTGCAGACCATCCTTTAGTATGGGAGATAGACATGGGACAGAGTAATGCAAATCTAACTACGTTGATGGAAGCCGCTGTAGCTACAAAACTTGCTACTAACATACCGGGTTCGCCACCTACGGCAGGTTCTATCAATGAGCGAATTAAAGCTCTTGACGTATTGACAGAGGCAAGTGGCGATGGTGACTTGGCCGCTGTTTTAGCTGATACTGGCACTACAATACCTGCTTTACTTGGTGATATTGATAGCACAGTTTTGAACACTACTACCATTGCTTCTTTGTCAAGTCAAACGAGTTTTATACTTACAGCAGGCTCAACAGATGACAATGCTTATAATGATTGTATTGTTATAATAGAAGATGCAAGTACAGCAGTACAAAAGGCAATAGGATATATTTCAAACTATGACGGTGCAAGTAAGCGAATAACTTTAATTGCTGACCCAGCAATATTTACAATGGCAGCTACTGACAAAGTATCAATTATAGCAGCAACGAAAAGTCATCTTGGTGATATTAAAACAGCTGTTGAAGAAACAATTCCTTCTTTGCAAGATACATTGGATGTACTCTTGCGCACGCTTTTAGATAGTACTGTAATGACAGTGACTACGGTTGCTACGTTGGCGAGTCAAACAAGCTTTACACTTTCGGCAGGTTCAATCGATGACGATGCATATAATAGTTGTATGATTATTCTTAAGAGTGTTTCAGTACCTGCTACGAAAGCTATAGGGTTTATATCTGACTATACAGGTTTATCGAAAACTGTAACACTGCAAGCAGATCCTGGGATTTTTACTTTGGCTGTTGGTGATGAAATTATTGTTATGGCAGTACCAATGAATGAAATAATGAATGTTAAAAGACTTTTACGTACCGATAAAGTTATTGATGATAGTGGAACGCCATGGGTAGTAGACTATAAAGAAGAAGGAACTGAAACAGTATTGATGGCTAAGACAATGAAGAATACTGATGGTGAAGACATAACAAATGTTGATAATGTACTTGGACAGTTAATTAAGGAATAGCAAGCGTAATGCGAACACAACACACATTACAAAATGATTTAGCAATACTTGGTATAGCAGCAGGTGTTTCTCTTGATATAGTGAAGAGAACTTTTCGCAAACTTGCTCTTAAGTATCATCCGGACAAAGGTGGTGATGTAAAATCATTTGTTCTTGTACAACAAGCGTATGAAAGGATAACAGCGTATGGACAAACAACACCGAGACCAGAACATATTCGAGCAATGCAGCAAGTTATAAATGTAAGAGTAAATGTATGGGTAAATATGGGAACTACAACTGCTAGTACTACGAGCGGAACATGGTAAAAAAGAATACAACATTATCGTTGTCTGAAATTAAATGGCTCGGTGAACATGTTGCAACGTTTGAGCCATTGGGTCATTCACAGGAAAGCTTCTTTATTTCTATGGCTGTCATAAGATGGTTATTTGGCGGCAATCAGTCTGGAAAGACATATTCTAACATGATGGATTTAGCACAAATTGCATTAAATATACATCCAACAAGGAAAGTAAAAACAGGTGTACACTGGGTTGCAATAGAAAGTTGGGAGCAAGTGCGTGATATTCTATGGGAAAACTATTTAAAGCTTTTTATAAAGCCACACCATATTAAGAGTATACTTTATGGTCAAGCTAAAGTACCACGCAAACTAATCTTGAGTAATGGGCATATTATTGAATTCAAGGCTTTTAATCAAGGACGTGAATTATTCGAAGGACGTGCAATTGATTCTTGTCACTGTGATGAGCAATGTCATCATGACTTTCAAGGAATATTTAATGAGATACAAGCAAGACTTCTAAAGCAAGATGGTTTTTTATCTTGGAGTATGACGCCGATTTTGCCACAACCTTTTCTTGAAGAACGTATTGACGACTTACCTGATACAGATGAAATTTTTCATGCTGATCTTAATGATAATCGTATTAGTACTGGTGGTTATATTTCCGACAAGAGAATAGATAAAATGATTGCTGATTGGCCGATAGAAGTACAGGCCACTCGTATCAAAGGGCGCTTTGCATCTTTCTATGGAGCAGTGTATAAAACTTTCAACAGACAAATACATATGATAAGACCGTTTAAGATTCCTGTTGAATGGCCGAAATATCGTAGCTTTGATTTTGGTTTTACAAATCCCTTTGTTTCTTTATGGTTGACTAAAGACAAAGATGAGAATTGGTACGTATACAGAGAATACTATCAAGCGCAGACAGGTATTCAAGAACATATTCAAAACGTTAATCGTCTTAGCGGAGATGAAACTTATATAGAGTCTTATGCAGATCCTGAGAATGCTGAGAATCGTGCTGATATGCGCAAAGCAGATATAGCCACAAGGCCAGCTCGTAAAGATGTTGCAAAAGGTATTGAATTCGTACAGACAAAACTTAAAGTAAAAGAAAATGGTAAACCAAGTTTGTTTATCTTTAGTGGTTGCAAACATACGGCAAGAGAATTTGCTGGCTATCATTATCCACAAGGTACCAATGCAAATAATCCAAAAGATATACCAGTACAAAAGAACGACCACACTTTGGATGCTTTGAGATATGCTTTATATACAGCTGAGAAGCCTTTTAGGAAAGGAACGGTCTATGCCGCCTAAAAAAATTAAAAAAGGTTCAGTTTATGTACAGACTACCAAAGGTGTTTATCCATATTCTATATTGCAAAAAGCTGAAGTTGAAGTGAAAAAATCTTCTAAGCAGCTTAAGCAAGAAACATCGTGGATGTCCGACAATGAAATAATGCCTCCGCCTTATCCGCCGGAGTCGTTCTTGTTGTTGTATGAGTCTAATGCTATTTTTTGGAGATGTGTAAATCAACTTGCAATTGATGTTGCAGGTTTAGGATGGACATTGCAATTAAAAGAAGGACAAAAAGAAAATGAAGAAGAATTAAAACGCCTAAATATCTTTTTGAAAAAACCTAATGCTGATGAAGCTCTTCGTACTATTCTTAAACAACTCTTAATAGACTGGGGTGTGATAGGCTGGTTTGGTCTTGAAGTTATTCGTGATGCTTCAGATGCTATTGCTGAACTATATCATGTTCCTGCACATACGCTACATGTGCATAAATCTAAAGAAAAATATGTACAAATACGCAATAATAAAAAGGTGTGGTTTAAAAAGTTTGGCCTAGACAAAAACTTCTCATCAAAGAACGGCACGGAAGGTAATTTTGATATAAAGAAAAGAGCTAATGAACTAATATTTTATCGCAACTTTTATCCGAAGTCTGATTATTATGGTGTGCCAAATGCTATTTCTGCCATTGGTGATATAGTTGGTTTAGTAGGTTTGCGAGATTATAATTTAGCTTTCTTTGAAAACTACGGTGTACCTTCTGCTATTATTGTTTTGGACGGCGAATGGGAAGATGGCTCTGACAAGACGATTTCAAAGTTTTTGAATAAAGAATTTCGTGGTGTAGACAACCAACATAGAACACTAGTTGTAAAGCAACCTGAGAAATGTACATTTGATTATACACCGATTGGAAATGAAGTAAAAGAAGGAAGCTTTAAATTATATGAGCAAGTGCGTAAAGAAGATGTAATGGTAGCGTATTCAATACCGCCTGAAAGGATAGGAGTACGTAGTGGTGTAATTGGTAAACTCGGTGGCAACGTAGCAGAAGAAGCAAACAAGATTTATGTACAAGGTGCTGTTGAACCTCTTCAGCTTGATTTGGAAGACATTCTTAATAACAAGCTTTTAGTTTCAGAAGAATATGAATTCAAATTCAATGATATTGACTTGCGAGACTACACTGCTGAAATTGATAGGTTGGTTAAACAAGTACGTGCTGGAATTAGAACCAGAAACGAAGCACGCAATCAATTAGGCCTTAAGCCTTATGCTGGTGGTGATGCATTCTTGATTGAGAGCGGACTTATAGAATCAGGCGAAAGTGACGAACCACTTAGCAAAGCTGAAAAAGAATTTTTGGATGCACAAGATGAGTGAAGTAAAACCAGAACTTGAAAGCATTCGTTGTATAAGAACGCGTAGTCTTAGAGAAGATATATACAGAGGTACTGGTAATGCGAATATCACATTTAGTCCAGAACGTGAACGAAGAATTTTAGAACATCAAAGAAGAGTACAAAATGAACTTGCTAATAACTAAAGCAAAACTTAATCCAATACATAGTAGGATGGATTCGCTTCTTATGCGAAATGAGAAGGTGTTGCAGGAAGCAATACAGAAATGGTTTGCTTTTACTGTTAAGCAAGTACAAACCGATTTGCGTACCAAATTTAAAAAAGACATCACATCAGAATTAACTGATTGGGATTTTATAGAAGAACAAGGAAAGAAAATTATTAAGCCTGCAACTTTATCCGTTATGCAATCTGGTGGAGATGGTGCTTATAAGATGTTTCAAGTAAAAGGTGCTTTCGATGTTTTGAATGTAGACGCAGTAAGAGCTGCTGACAAATTTACAGCCAAGCTTGTTAAGGGTGTAAATGCAGAAACTAAAAAAGGCATTCGTAAACACATTTCGAACGGTGTTAAAGCAGGCAAAGGAATGCCAAAGATAGCTAAAGAACTTCGTCCTCTTGTTGGACTTACAAGTAGACAAACACAATCAGTAGGTAATTATCGCAACCTTCTTGGTAACAAGGAAAAGTTTCCCGGCCTTTCTGATTCTGATATTGATAGGAAAGTTGGTAGATATGCGGACAAAACTCATCGACGTAGAACGCAAACAATTGCAAGAACTGAAACAGCACGTGCACAGAATATTGGTTATGCACAGGGTATGGATGATTTGGGTGTTATGCAATTACAATTCAGTGCTACTATAGATGAACATACTTCTGCAACGTGCACTGAATTGAATGGGAGAAAATATGACGTAGGCGAAGCAAAGAATATTATTCCTGTACATCCTAATTGTCGTTGTGCTATGTTACCGGTATTAGCTGGCAAAGCTGTTGACAGTGTTGCACAGATGGCGGAAGCTTTACCTAGTCATATAGGAGATTTGGTTACAAGATGGGAAGGCGCCTTGTCACGAAGTAATAAATGGGTTTTAAAAGACAAGCTAAGAAAACTCGGTCATAATACCGATGGAAGTCCAATTGGATTAAAGCCACCTATTATACCGACGCCTACAATTACACCGCCGCCAGTGACAGGCTTGCCACAAAATGTGCAGGACTTAGTTACACGTTGGCAAAGTGCAACATCTCGGAGTTCAAAGTGGTCTTATCAGAATAAACTAAAACAACTTGGATACGATGTTAAAACAAGATTGTATAAACCAACTGGTATTACGCCTAAGCCTATACCAAAACCGAAACCAAAAGCACCTGAGGGCGTTTTGCCAAGAAGTGAGTTCAATACTACAACAGATTGGGATAAGCATCTTGTATCACATAAGCAAAGTTTAAAAGAACGTATTGGAGTGGACTTAGAAACTTTGTCTACCAGACCCGGTGCTCCCGGCTATGAAGAAGCACTTACAAAATTTGAAAAGGCTATTAAATCTTATACGAAGCCTACCGTGGATACTTCTATGGCGGCTAAGTCGACAAGTGTAGATGTAGCCGAGCTTAGTACTAGACTGCAAGAGCCAGTTAAAAATAGCGTGACTAACGGCAGTAAGAAATATCTTAGTACATTAGATGATATAGGATGTGATGATATTCTCAATGTGTATAATAAGAATTATCATACCATGGAAATACACAGCAGGCATACGCGGGCTAATGCGCGTCCGAAGCTGTTTGAGACAAACTTTGGCGCCGATGTAACGCATACAGAAATATTCCATGAAATGGGACATTTGTTAGAAAGTCATGAAGCGTTAAGGCTTAAAGCAAACCGGTGGGTAAGAGCACGAGGTAAAGATAAAAAAATACCTTATAATAAGATATGTACTTGGTCTAAAGATAAAGAACTAGGCTACAAGGACAAATTCATCGACCCTTACGTCGGTAAGATATACGGAGATGGGCATACTGAAGCCATATCAATGGGCATGCAAAATTTTACTTCTTATAAAAAAATGTTGAGTTTCGCCAAAAGAGATTTTGACCATTTTTCTTTTATTCATGGGATATTAACTGGTGCAATTTGAAAAGTATTTTAAAATCTGGCTCTTACAGGATGAAAAAATTTCTCTCGAAGAAGCTTTGAAATTAGCTAAGCGAGAAATGATTTCAGACTTTGTTTATGATCCTCTTGGTATGTGCAATGAGAAATCTTGGTGGTGGTGTGTAGCTGTCTTAGAAGTATTGCAACAAGAGGATTGGATACGAGAATTTGAAATTATTAAACCAGCACCAAAAGAACAACAGATAGAAGCAAAAGAAGGAGTTGTTTACTAATGAAAGAACAAACAAACAATCAGATAACACGTTGGATGAAGATTGGAATTGAAATAAGTATTATACTTTTTGCCGTAGGCATTGCGTGGGCAACTTTGAGAGGTTCAGTAAAGGAAAATACTAAAGATATTGACAAACATGATACACGTATTAAAAGAGTTGAGCAAACGAATGCAGAAGTTAAGGCTGATATACGAGAAATTAAAGTCGAACAAAAACATATCAGTAAAGGCATTGAAGAAATTAAGGAAAGTTTAAAATGAGAATAGAGCAAGTAGATAAAATAAAGCTTTCTAAAGCTTGTGATAAAGAACTACTTATTCTCAAATTGCGGTTTACGCAATTATGGGACAAGGTATTCGTACATGATGAAACTGCTTCAGTTGGTAGCTTGAATCGCAACAAATTTCTTAAGAACTATAAAATGCTTCTTGATGAAATGGACACGCGTAAAATAGAAAAGAGTACCAGTGCTATTGACAAAGCAGTTTTTAAGAAAGCTATGACCACCCACAAATATGGAATTGATGTATCAGATTTTGAAGATATTGTTCTCTTTCCAAATGTAGCATTTGTCAGTGCTGGTTCTATAAATAATGAAACTGTGAATGCTATTTTGAAACAAAGACAGGATGAAGTCATAGAGTTCATGAAAACAAACGATGCTAATAAACCAGTAAATGCTTATATACCAATATATGATTTGGTGTTGAAAGCAAAACAGAAAACAGAAATAATAGAAGTTTCAAAACCTTATCCTAATGAACATTCTGCAAGACTGCAATCTCCAGACAAGTTTGATACAAAAACTTTTAGAAGAACAAAGGGGGGAACTCTGTACGGTTCCAAAAAAATTCCCTCAACTGTTTCCATTATATGGGGCAAGCTGAAAGATAAAGCGAAACCAACAGACCCCCCTATTGCTCAAGCATTGAGATTTCCAACTTCAAATTGGACAGCTACCAAAGCAAAGAAATGGTTAGCAGACAATGAAATAAAATTCACCACCTTTGAAGCAGCAACGAAAAAAACTAAAAAACTTTGGAGTAAAAAATACATCGACGCCTTGCCAGACTCTGCATTTATGTATGTAGATGCGATAACTAAAACAGGAGAATTTCCTTACATAAATAGAGAAGGTAAAATTGATTTAATACGTTTGACAGAACTGCCAGCAAAAATAACTAAAAGTGATTTATCCGAAGATATAAAAACCGAACTAATAGCAAAAGCAGAAAAGCTGCTTGAAGATATAAAAGAAGGTAAGACATTTGAAAAGTTTGTTTCCGTTTATCCTATAGATAAAGCGGACAAAGAAGAGCACATTGTGTGTGGTGTCGTTTACACACCAGACGAAGAAGATTCACAAGGTGACAAAGCGAATGCTGAAGAGATTCGTAAAGCTGCTTACCAATTTATGGAGCAGGTGCAAACCTTTAAGGTTATGCACAAAGGTAACAAGGTAAAAGTAAAAGTATTGGAAAGCTATGTAGCTCCAGCAGCTTTTACAATTGCTAAACAAGCAGTCAAGAAAGGAACATGGTTGATAACGGTTCGAGTGCTTGATAAAGCAATTTGGAAAGCTGTAAAAGATGGTGAGCTTACCGGTTTTTCAATGGCAGGTTATGCTAATACAGCGTAGGAGATAACCAATGGCAAAAGCACGTAGTTTAAAAGATATTAAGTTGAATGAAGTTTCGCTTGTTGATAAAGCAGCGAACAAAAAGAAGTTCCTGTTTTTTAAGCAAGTAGATGGTGCAGAAAAAAAACCTTCTGCTAAAAAGTTGAAAAAGAAAATTAACATTGTAATAGATAGTGACGGAACAATCGGTGGAACAAAGATTTCTGTGAATAAGGACGAGCTTAAAGATCTTAAAGACTTTAGCTTTTACTTCTATAGTGATAATGATGTATCAAGAGCTGTATCTTGTTCTTATTCGAAATTTGTTGAAACCGATGATGGCTTTAGCCGTTCTGAAACTTTCCACCTTTCTAAAGGAGATTTAAAGATGGACGAAAAAATTGAGAAACAATTAAAAGCGTATTTTGGCGAAGACACAGAAATAGATTTCGAAAAGGCAGAAGAAAACGATGTTATAATTAAATCGTTGGAAACTGTTAATGACTATCGGGGTGAATTCCCTGATGACTTGGAAAAAGCAATAGGCATTATTGCAAAACAAGCTGGTTTGTACGTTCCGCAGAAAACTGAAAAGACAGAAAAGAAGGACGACAAGACTGACTTGGAAAAAGCAGGTGCCAAACTTTCAAAGGAAACTTTAAAAAAGATTGTAGAAGCGTTAGCAGCTTTGAAGTCGATTCTTCCACAACTTGCAGAGAAGACTGAAAAGAAAGACGATGATAAATCTGAAGTTGAAAAAGAAATTGAGAAAATCACAAAAGCACTTGAGCAACTTGAAAAAGACAAAGAAAAAGGCACTGAAAGTGAATTAACAAAAGCTCTTGCTACGTTGGCAGAGAGGCTTGCAACAGTTGAGAAAAACACTGGAACGAAGAAAAGTATTGACAGCCAAGATGATGATGAAGAAGAAGAAAACAAAGACATCAAATGGAAAAGTTTTCAGCAAAAAGACTAAGGAGAAAAACAAATGAGAACAAATAAACATCTGTTAAGTAAAAAAGAACAGATTCAAAAGATGGTCAGCTTGCCTGATATTACTCTGACTGCAGAAGAAGCTGATCGTTTTATCGACTATATTGTCGATGAATCTGTAATGAAAAACAAAGCACGTGTAGTCAAAATGAATAAGCAAACACAGAACATTCGTGCTTTGGGTTTAGGCACTGGTGATTTCTTACATCCTGGAACGACGTTCAGTTCTTCGGAATATAAGAAGACACTAAGTGAAAACAAAATCGAACTCGCATCTCAGAAAGTTCGTGGATGTATTGCTATCTTTGATGATGACCTTGAAGATAACATCGAAGGCGATGCATTTATAGACCACCTTATGAAAATGGTAGCAAAGAAAATTTCAAACGAACTTGACATTGCATATTGGATTGGTGACACTGGTGCAGGCAATGCTTATGGTGACACTGACGTCAAGAGTTTGTGGGATGGTTGGCGTTTCAGAATTGCCAATGGTGATACTGATGGTGACACATATTACAACTCTGTTGCTGGTGGTTCAACTATACTTGATGCAACTAGTGCTTCTTCGTTTGATTTTGAAGAAGGCAGAATAGCAATGCACGGTTCGTCAGCACCTTATCTGTGGGAGTTTAAGTACAACAAGATTTTGCAAACACTGGATTCCAAGTACAAAGTTGGCGGACTTGCCAATATGGCTTTTTACAACAATGACCAAGTAACACAAAACTATATTGAAGCTTTGTCAGCACGGTCGACTATTCTTGGTGACCAAGCGATCATGGGTGGTACAGCTTTGAAGTACGGAATGGTGCCAATTGTTAGTTGTCCTAACATGCCTATCACAATGGATGGTAGTACACAAGCAACTGAAGCTGCTTCTGGTGGTGCTTATGCTGATGTATTACTTACACCGAATGGTAATTTGATTGTAGGTATTCAAAGAAACATCAAGATTGAAAGTCAAAGAGAAGCTGCCGACGAAGCCACCTATTGGTTCTATTCAATGAGATGTATACCTGCGATTGAGAATATCAATGCCTGTGTGCTTCTTAGAAAGTTACTTGTAACAGGTACAATGACAGATTCTTAAAAAATTGAAAGGGTTGTTTTATGAAAAAGAAAAAGTACAGCGTACACAACTATGGAAATACGCGTTCTGTCTCTGTGAAAGGACAGCCGTGGGAAATTTCTAAGAATACTACTATTGAAATTGACAACAGTGAAGTTGCTGCTGCGTTTGACGAGATGCTATTCATCGATGTTGAAGTCATAAAACAACCTTCTGCTAAAAAGGAAACAACTAAGAAGAAAGCAACCGTTAGAAAAACAAGAAAAAAGAAAGCGACACCTTTGAAGAAATACAAAAAGTTTAAACGACGCAAAAATCTAAGGAGAAAAAAATGAGTAAAAGAAATTTAGCTACAATTGATAGTGATATGTTTACACCTATTGGAAGGTTACTGCAGCAAGCAATGGCACACGGTATTACCAATGACATGATTTACGGTGGTCTTGAAACAGGGCAAACAGCTTTGCAAGCAATAACAGCTATAGCTGCCACACAAAACTGCCGTATTGGAACTCGTCGTGTGACGTGGGATGGAATGGTGTATCGTTACACTGCTGCAGAATCTACACTAAAAACAACTTACTTGGCGCACAGTTATAACAGTAGACAAGAAGTTGGCTATTCTTCAGTTACTACTGGTGCTTCTGCTGGCGGTAATACTATCATCTTTACACTTTCTGGAAGTGATGGTGATGGTAGTGGAAACCTTGCTTTAAACTACTTAAAAGATGGTATTGTTTGCATTGATATGGGACAAACAAACGCTGATGCTTTGTATCAAATGCGAATTCTGAGTAATACTCTTGTTTCAAGCGGTGGAGCATGCACTCTTGTTGTTGATGGTGTTTTCCCACTTGCAATAACAGATTCAATGTCTATTGAGGCAATGGCAAGTCCATATAAAAGTCTTGTTAATGATGGAACACTGACTGCTCGCCATGTATCTTATATGGGATTACCTCAGAGAGCTGCAACTGCCGTCATTCCCTATAGTTGGATTCTAACTTGGGGACCGTGTTGGGTAACTCCAAACAATGCTTTGGCTACACATAATGCTGGTAACGCTGATTATAGTAGTGCATTGGTTGCACATCCAAATGTTTCTGGTGGTAGTGTAGGCCCACATGATGATGATTACGCTTTGTCTGAATATATGCAACATGTTGGTTTTGTACTTTCATGGGCACAAGCAGGAACACAAGGCGCACCATTCATGATGCTGCAGATTAGTCCGTGACGAAAAATTGAAAAGTTGAAGTTTTTGCTGGAAAGGAAAATGAAACTATGGCAAAAAAGCAAAAAACAGAAAAAGAAAAACGCTGGGATGAATTAGGCATCAATGATGGAACAGCATCAGAATCTGCTAAAGAGTCTAAAGAATCTAAAGAGAAATAAAAGCGAATAGGTTTTTAGGGGTTTGTACCTCGATTAAAACAAACCCCATATTTTGAAAAGAGATATTATGAAACAAGATTTAAGAACAATGGACATAATAAATCCTGAACTTCGTGGCATGCCACAGGAAGACTATTTACAAGAATTAAATATTCGTTCGCACAAAGCAGGGTATACGACTAGAGACGGCAAACAAATACCAGCAAAAATTATGTCTACTGGTTTTGGAGAATCTAAATTAAACATTTGGCCACGAGATGAAAATGGAAAATTAATTGATGACTGAAAGGAACTAACATGTCAAGAATAAGAGATATTTATTTATTGACCAAGCAAAGTCCAATGGTTGGGAATACTTATTTGTCTACGTTGTGTCCGCAGACTCTCGAGACAGATGTAGCAGATAAGTGGTTCGAAAATGTTTTGGACGGTTTGTTGAGTGGTAACAGAGGTGGCAAATTCAAAATGCTTTTGAATTCATCGGGTAGTGAATATGTAATGGTTGATAAATCAATGATACGCACAATGACAATTACATATGATACTGCTCATGTATTCAACTTTGATGGTGGAGAACATCTTCCTGTAGTTGGAGAATTGGTAGCTGTTAATGGTGCAGAAACTACTGAGTACGCTACGATAAAAAGTTTCACTGTGACAAGTGGTACTTGGGCTAGTGATGCAGCAGGTGTAATGGAAGTGCACAAAGCCACTAACGCATTTGTAGCTAACTTAGCAAACGATGATGTAATTGAAGACAGTGGTGGCACTACAATTTGTGATGTTGTTGGTGTTATCTCAAGGTAATAAAAAAATGAAAGGAAAACAAAATGGCAACACCCGGAAATATAACTGAAATTGACATTACCTCGACACAGGGTAAAACAGGTTTATTTAGCAACCAATGTCCATTTGATAGTGGTACAACGCAAAGAAGAGATTGGTTTTTGTACCTAGCTGCAGAACTTAATAAAGCTGTAGGTAATAAAACCTTTAGACTTGTTTGCGCTGATGGAGCTTACCAACTTGATAGAAGTCTTGTTAGTGCTGTTACGATAACCTATTCGTAGGAGAAATAAATTATGATTGTAGAACTACATAAACATAGTGGTGCAAATATTAAACGGTACCTTGCACTTTCTTCTGATGAAAAGCCGACTAAAGACATTTTTAAAGGCTCAGAGCTTATAGAAATTGACACAAGTGACGAGTTTATATTTGCTAACGGTAACTGGATTCAAATAGACAGATGTCGTTCTCACTGGGATATTAAACTTGCCAAACAACAAGTATGGCTTGAAACAGTTACCTATGGTATAGAAGACGAAGAAGATTATATTGGCACTATTCTTAAGCCAATAAATCACGTACACTCTTTAGTCAGACTTACTGGAAATAATACGGCAGAGTTTGTCAGTACGCCAGTTTTTGCAGGTAACACTTCTTCGAAGTATATGCTTGAAGCCATATCTGTTCAGATACCTTTTGAACCTCCTGCAGAAAATCCTGGTTTTAAAACCGTTTTCAGTTATACAAAATCTTCGTATTATTTGAACACGTGGTCAGTACCTGTTTATGCAGAGATAACAAATAATCAATGTACAATCGATGGTGTACAACTTTCTTTTAATGATGTTGCAGTTGGTGATACGTATCAATTTGTTGCAGGTGGAAGTTGGCACACAGCAGAAACAGGAATGCGTAGTCACATTGCTGAACTTTACATTTGTGCGTCTGAAGGCGGAGATGCAACTCCAGCACCTTTCAGGGTAAACATGTATGCAAACGATGCTTTTGTTTGGGGCACAGATGCGAATAAAAATGGTCCAGTTGATAAGTTCTGGCAACTTCCTTTTTATGCTCGCGAAGATGGATTGAATAAAACCTTTGAAATACGTCTTGCAGAATTTCAAGCTGGAGTAATCGAACGCATTACTTTGATTATGAAAGGATGGGACGAATAATGATTGAAGAAGAAACAAAAGCACTTATCGTCATAGACTATGCGCATCACGAAGTGCATAATGGAAATTCATATATGGCACACTATGATTTAACTACTTCGTCTGCAAATGACCATCAAACTGCTATTGGTTTTACAACGCCAAATACTACTAAGTGGCTCCATTTGTTAATTCGTATAGCTGCTTCAAGTCCGGCTGAGTTTTCTATTGATGAAGTTCCCACCATTGATGATGAAAAAGGAACTGCATTGGTTGCATATAACAGAGATAGAAATAGCAGTAATATAAGTGGTATACTTTCACTTGCTTCTACTGCTGTTGCTGGACAAGCTACATCATATACTAATACACAAATAGCGGCTGCAAGTTATTCTGCTGGAACTATAATTGGACACTATCTATTAGCAGGTGGAAAAGGGCCAAGAGTTGTTGGCGGCACTAACAGAGGTTCGCAGGAAATAATTTTGAAACAGAATACTAAGTATTTATTTTTGATGCAGAATATTGGCGCAAATGCTAACTTACATGAAATACATTTAAATTGGTATGAGCACACCAATAAAGTTTTTGACATTTAAATAAAGGATAAATAAAATGCCAGCTTCAGGAAATTATATCTTAGAAGCAGATATAGATAATTGGGATGTACCTTGTGGCTTAGAAGAAGAGTTTGCAACTTCTGCTGTTGCTACTTCTACGGACATCATTACAGTGACACATGATATAGATACGGGTGCGGAAGTTAGTTTCACAACTACTGGTACTTTGCCCGATGGCTTGGAATTAGATACATTATATTATGTTATTAATGTAAGTTCTGTAACTATTAAGGTAGCGAATTCACCTCTGCTTGCTGCACTAGGTACACAAGTAGATCTTGTGGATGCTGGAACTGGCACTCATACTATTCGAATAAATTGGAGCGAGACTTTTGCAACTACAGATGTCACACTTGCTTCAGATAAAATTACCGTGTCTCATGATATTGATGATGCTTGTAAACTAAGATTTAATTCCAGTGGTTCCACGCCTGATTTGCCAGCACCTTTGGTTGTAGGAGTTGCGTATTATGCTATCAACGTAGATCCAACTCATGTACAAGTAGCAACAACGCCAGCCAATGCTATTGCAGGTACTAATATTACTATTACGGATGTTGGGTCAGGTACACATAGTTTGTTTGTTGGAGAAGGTGAAACAGAATACGATAGACAACAAGCCATAAACCGAGTTGAAGACTTAATTGAAAAATTAACTAAGGACTTTTTCTATGCTGAAGATTTTGTTATCTATCTTGATGGCAACGGAAAAGACAGATTATTCTTAGGCCTTGTGCCAGATATTATATCTGTTAGTAAAGTAAAAATTTCAGGTGTTGAACTTACTTCTTCTTGGTATACATTCGACAATGATTCAATTTACTTAGATCCAGAAGCAGTTACTTCCGAAGAAGGCGACATGGCAGAACTGCACCTTCGCTTAAAGTATGAGCGAATATTATTTCCAAGAGGTATGGGCAATATAAAAGTAACTGGCACCTATGGAAAAAGCACTGTGCCCGCACGCGTAAGGCAAGCTGCAATTATACTTTGTAAAGCAGAGAATGATCCTGAGCTTTATCCAAGTTATGATTCAAACTTAAAATCTGAAAAGATAGGTGACTATAGCTACACTGTAGCTGATGGCAAAAACATAACTAAGACTGGTATTGATGCTGTGGATGATTTACTCAGAGAATACTTAAGAAAAAAGCCAATGCTTGGAGCAGTATAATGTTAAAGAATTTATACAACTCAGTGATAGATGTTTTAAGATTGACCTTAACTAGTGATGGTATGGGTGGTAAAACTGAAACTAAATCCGTGTTGCACAAAAATTTAAAATGCAGAATCAATTGGAAAACTGGTGGTGAGAAAATTCAGTTTGACAAAGAGACATATTATCGTGATGCAAAAGTTTATTGCAGTGTAGTCGACATTACGGTAAAAGACAGAGTACTTTTTAACGGGACTGAGTACTTGATCGTAGACGTAGCAAATCCCGATAACATGGACAAATATTTAGTCCTAAATATAAGGCTGTTACAATCATGACAAACGAACAAAGAGAAGAAGCACAAAAAATAATGCGTGAGTTGATGGTTTTCATGAGCGACTTTAATGATTTGCAAAAGACTTTCAGCCGCTTACAAAACGATGCGAAAGTACTTTATGAACAATTGGACAATAGACTTGACGATGGCTAACGGCTATCCAAGTAGATACGTATGTATTCCGAAGTGCAGCTGTAAAAGGTTTGGGTCGGGTGAAGCTGTCGCTGTACACTGAAGGCTTCCGGCTTGGATAGCTTTTTGAAAGGTAATAATGGGAATAACGAAAGACAACACGGATAAATTTTTTAAGAAAGTTGAAGCACAAGTAAGTGCCAATTTGAAAACAGCTACTATGCTTGTTGAACGAGATGCAAAAATTTTCTGTCCTGTTCTTACTGGTACGCTGAAAAGAAGTATTACGCATGAATTTCCAGGTAAACATACAGCTATCGTTGGTTCGAATATTGAATACGCTCCTCATGTAGAATTAGGTACATCGAAGATGGCAGCACATCCTTTTCTTAGACCAGCAATAATAAAAAATCGTAAAGCAATAAAGAGGCTTTTAAAATGAATGATTTATTTACAGGTTTGTATGACAAATATATTGCTGACACAGCTTTGGTTGCAGCTATAACTGGCTTCTATAATACTGAAGCACCTCCTAAAGCTGTGTTTCCATATATTGTTTTCCAAATGATTATAAACACACCTGATTTGGATTCATCAAATAATTGGGAAAATTATACTTTGCAATTTAACATTTTTGATAATTCACGTTCGGCAGACACTATTGGTGCTATCTATGAATTGTTAAAAGGTGATACGGCTTCGGGAACGGGTTTTGATTATTTCGATTTAATCGTTGACAATTACACAACTGTGGCAATGGTAAGACAATCTGCTCGCTTGTTGCGTGTAGATAAAATTTGGCAATACAATGTGCTCTATGAATTGCTCTCCACCTATACGGGTGAAGTTGCGACGGCACAGTATTGTGGAAACTTTTACAATCTTTTAGGAATTTACTAATGGAAAATCGTATGGCAATAACTGAACAAGACAAGGAGTTACTCACAAAATTCATAAAGGAGAAGAACATAAAAAGTGTGCTTGAATTCGGTACAGGAGAATCAACATTTTTGTTTAATGTTTATTGTACTAGGGTAATAAGCTTTGATACAGATAAAGATTACTCTGCAAAATTTAGATCCAAACTAAATTGTACTGCTTTGCAATTATGGGAAGGCAAACTAGATGCTGATATGCAAGATACGTGTAGTGAATTAGATGTAGATATGGTTTTTATCGATGGCCCAGCAGGTGGAGAAAACAGAGAACCATCTTATCGATTGGCGGTTATGACAAAAGCAAAATATATTGCTTGCCACGATACACATCGTGAAACAGATTATCGTTGGGTAAGCAAACACCTTAAAGATTGGACTTTAGTTACATCGAATAGCATGCTTTCAATTTATGAAAACAAACCTTGTACAAGTAAAGTGTTTATTAGTATTCCAATGCCCAGAGATTATAAAGTAGACTTTGAAACAATGCGCTTTTGCACAACATCAATGCGCAAAGGATGGCACTGGGCAAACTGTCCTTCGATAGAACCAACCTTAGCGAGAAATATGCTCATAGCACAATTCCTAACAAGAGAAGAGTTTGCAGACTATACACATCTATTCTTTTTAGATGCTGACACTATACCTCCTCCAGATACAATACAGAAATTACTGTACCATGATAAAGACGTGGTAGCAGGTGTAACCCCTATCTGGCTGCATAGTAATATATATTGGAATGTACAAGTCGAAGAAAAAAAGAACATGGCTGCACGTGCATTGCCAAAAAAACTAACCAAAGTTTTGAGAGTAGGTGGCACAACAGTTCTTATAAAAAGAAAAGTGCTCGAGAAATTAGCGTTTCCTTTTTATAAAGTAGTTTTAGCAGAAACTATGGAAGAAATAAACAGAGTTGGGCCTATCTTGCAAGGTAGTGATTATTATTTTTGTGACCGAGTACGTGAAGCGGGATTTGAGATTTACATTGACCCGCAGATTATGTGTAAACACATAAGACCAGTTAACTTATTGGATTTAATTGTTGAATATAAGGAGTAAAAACTATGGCAACATATCATGGTAAATCAGCTAAAGCAGATTTTGGCGGTGCGGTCGCCGCAGCACTTGCATGGACAATGGCAACTATTGCAGATATTGCCGAATCAACTTATATGGGTTTGACGTGGAAAACTTTTGCATCAGGTTTTCGAGATGCTACAGCTACTCTCGATTGTAATGCACAAGCAGAACAAACAACTGCTTATCTCGGAACTAATGCAGCACTCAAACTCTATATAAATAGTACGAAATATTTTTATCTCAACACTGCAATTTGCACCGGACTAACAGAAACTGTGAACATGAATGACGTAGGAAAGGTTTCTTATGACTTTGCGATTGATGCTATTGGTGGCATCACTTACGTCTAAAAATTTAATTTAAGGAGACTTAATTATGGCAGGGTTTCATGGTAAAACTGCAAAAGCATGGTGGGGAAGTACTGGCTATACAGAATTCGCTAACATAACGGAATGGTCTTGCTCATTGATAGCCGATGTTGCAGAGAGTCATTCTATGCATGCTACCAGTTTTGGTAAGACAAGAGAAGTAGGATTCAAAGGCGGAACTGCAGTTGTAACTTGTTTTCTAGCTGGAGAAGAAGTTGTAGAAGAAGATGATACAATTACGCTAGAACTTTGGCGCACATCAACTTCTACGGACAAAGGATATTCAGGTTCAGCAATTGTTACTGGAATTGACTTTGGTGTTGACAAAGATGGTATTGAAACTATTTCTTACAGCTTTCAGTTTACAGGTACTGTAACATCCACTTTGGGTGCTTCATAAAATAAGGAGAAAAAAATGAGTATGGATTTATCTGGTTTTGTTCACAAACGAACAAAGATCAAAATTGGTTCTGAGACTTTTACTTTTACTGAGTTGAATATGGCAGACATGGCAGAATTCAGGGCACATGTAAAAACGCAACGTGATACTGCGAATGAAAAACGTCGTGCACGTCTTTTGGAAGATGCTAAAAAAGTGCCTAACATAGATCCTGTTGAGTTGCTTCGTCTTACCGATGCGTCGATAACAGAAGAAGAATTTGCTATGGAATCCGAAACACTCGAAGGTGTTGGCTATCTTGCTTATCTTAGTTTGAGGCACCACAATGCAGAAGTTAGTTTAAGAGATGTACTAGATATTATTACACCACAACTGCTAGAGGAAGTAACAGATGCTATGTTTCCACCTTTACCAAAAGAAGCAGGAGTAAAAGGTAAAAAAAAAGTAAAGTCAAAGATAGTAAAATCTCCGAAACAACAGCAGTAGCTTTGCTATGCAGATTTTATGGATTTAGTTTTGAGGCTGTAATGCAATTTACTATAAGACAGTTTACAATATTTTCTATTGAGATGGGAAATATAATACGCATGGAATCTGGTGGCAGTGTTACACAACCAAGAGTATTCACAGGCGAAGCAGCACACAGACAAGCACTAAAAGGATTTGGAGGTAGATCCTAATGGCTGAATCCTTGATGGAAGCCCATGTAAAAATTGGTGCAAAACTCGAACCACTTAGAAGAGGACTAGCAAAAGCAAAAGCAGCCGTAGTAAAAGCTGTAGCAGCAATGCAAAGAGCTTTTGAAAAATTATATTCTGTTAGTAAAAAAGTTTTTCTTGGTCTTGCTGTATATTTGGGTATAGCATCAGTAGCAGCAATGAAACAAGAAGACGCTGAATTTCAATTAGCCGCCGCTTTAAAAATCACTGGAGAATATACAGACGCTTTAATGAAAAAATTCAAAGCCTTTGCTTCTTCTATTCAACAGGTAACAACTTATGGAGATGAAGATGTACTTATGGTCATGCGTATGGGTTCAACTTTAGGATTGACTGCGAAAGAATTGGAGAAAGCAACCAAAGCAGCATTAGGATTAGGCGCAGCTTTTGGTGGACGTATGCGACCAGAAATGGCAATGCGATATATCGTTCAAGCTATGAGAGGAGAATATAGTTCATTGGCTACTTATATTGTAGCTTTAAAATCAGCCGAAACTCCAATGGAAAAACAACGAGTTTTACAAGAAGCACTTACTAACGCATGGGCAATTGCTGAAGCACAAGCATTAACAACTTCTGGTGCGCTTAAGCAAATGAAAAATACCATTGGTGATATACTTTTTGAAGCGGTAGGCAAGCCTTTTTTAGATAATATTAGAAGAAGTGCAAAAAGAATTAAAAAATGGGCAGAAGATAATCAAGACAAAATTAAAAAACTTGCGGAACAATTCGATCGCTTAGTGGAAGTTGGTGCAAAGGTAATATCTAAATTTGCAGGACCACTTATAAATACAATGACTGAGTTAACAAAGAAGTTTGCAGACTTTGCAACCGCTTCTAAGTTAGAAAATGCTATCTGGGCAGTTGGAGAATGGACAGACAAAATATGGAATAGAATAAAAGCTTTATATCAAGGTATAAAAGGTTTATGGGAAAGTGAAATACTCGGTAAAACAATTGGTGATGCATTCAAATATGCTTTTGATAAAGCTACTGCTCAATTGGAACGCTGGGGTAAGCAGATTAAAATTATAATAAGTGCTATTGCTGGCACGGTCGGTTATGAATTCTCACAAAGATTTGGTGAAACAATCGGAAGAGGAATGATTGACATAGCAGATAAAATTAGTAACATCTCCACTCTTATTTTGGTACCACTACAAAAAGCTATGTACATGGGAGGTACAAAACTTTTAGAAGAACGTATGGGAGCAACAAAACCTAGCATGGGAAAAGCACTAGAAAGAGCAGGAAGAGTTCCATTACGTGAAGTAGGAATACCGCCTTATGTACATCTTCTAATTACAAACGTAAGTGTACTTATTAAAGCTATGGATGAAGCGACAAAAGAAAAATGGCGTCAAATTCGTGCAGAGTTTGATGTTACAAGAAAATCAACTGAAGCAGCAGATAAACAACTTGCTGCAGCAGGTGGACCACCGCCTCCGGGTGGTGGCGATGGTAAAGGTGCTCGCTTTGGTACTGTAGGTTTACGAGAAGCATGGAGTCAAATGGTATCCGGAATGAAAGCTGACCCAGCACTTACATTGCAAGAAAAACTTATTGCTACACTAGAAAAAGTTGGCAAAATGTTAGATGGTTCAATACATGCAACGAGTAAAAATGAAGTAGCAGCATTAAAAACAGCTGGTACAGTAGGAGAATAACAATGGCTAGAGATGCAATACTTTCTATTGATTATACAAGAGAACCTGGGTACCCAAAAGAAAGAATCACACGCACAGAAGTTGAAGTTGTTGACATGATGCAATGTGCATGGGCTGATAGAATAACTTTAACTAAAGAACTTCTTGGTCATACTTTCGCAGGTATTTTATTTTCAGCACACAAATATGATTTCGGCGATGACAAAATAGGAAATATTTATTGTAAAGATGTTTCTATAATACCACGTATTACAATCAATTCTTCCGGTGAATATATTACAGCACTTTTGGAAGTAGTATATGGCAATTTAGGTTATAGTGAACCCGAACAAGGAGTAGTTTATGTTACTGAATCACTTGAGCCTGCTTCAGAATTTTTGACACTAAGCCATGAAGGTTTGTATTGGGATGTTGCACAAGCAGAACCTCTCGGTGATACTGATGCTCCAGCGGTAATTTTACGAATGATTGATTGGGTTTATACATTACATTTTATGTCTCATATTCCTAGTTGGGTTTGGTCACATCCAGGTACAGTAAACAATGCAACTGTTTATTCAAGAGAATTAAACAAATATTTTCCTGCTTACACGCTTTTGTGTGGCAATCCTACTTTAAGTAGAGAAGTGACAAGCGAAGGAACGACTGCTTGGACAATTACAGCAAGATTTACTTATCGCTATGAAACATGGAATAAATTTCCACGTACTACTGAAGCAGGTGCATTAGATTTTTATCCCATATATGATAAAAATGGAAATGCAAAAGCTTTTTATACCGCAACCAATTTTGGGAGTATTGTAATATGACTTTACACATTGCTAAATTTATACACTTACGTGCAGGTAAAGATAAAGTAAGCGCAAAGCAATACAACAGGCTTGTTGACATTGTTATGAAAATGTCACAATCTTTAATGACACATGGAATAATGGATAGTAGTGGTTTTTGTACGCGGAAACAACCACAAGGTACTTCAACAGGAGCAGGAAGTGTTCGCTTAGGTATAGCACAGGAAGCAGCGCCGGGAGATATAGATTTAAGTGTAAAGTTTGTTATGCCTGATGGAACAACTGCTTATGGCGATGCTTTCGATGTTGCTTGTAAAACTACTGGAAGTGCGAATTTAAACTCTACTTTGCCGAGAATAGCCAGC